TATTGCCAACACATATTGATTCTGCATAACTTTGAGGAAGAAGTATTAATTCATTTCCAGCATTGGTCGTGTTAGTAAAGCTAACAATTTCACCGATGTCATATAAGGTTTGAACTGCAACAGGAATAACATACGAAGGAGAAGTTGTACTACTCATAAGATAACCAGTAGTATAGTTCTGTTGGTTAGCAACAGTATTTAAAAACCAGTTTGTTTGAAACCATGGCCAACGATTGTTAGCAGCAATAATTGTTTGATAGCCTTCTTTAAGAAATTGTAAAACTAAATCTTGATTGATGTCATCAGCGTTAGGGTCGGGTCCAATAGTGAGGTTAGAAAGATTCTCAAGTAAATCTATCAGATAATAAGAGTTTAAACCCGTTGTTGGACTTAATGCCATTAGTTAATCCTTTTCAGCTAATTTAGCTTCCTTAGCTTGCCTATTTAAATGTCCAATACAAAAGTCTGTACCTTTTGCTTTTGGCGCCATGCAACGTTCTTCTTTAAGGTTTAAACCAACGCATGTAGGTATTGCTGTTTTATATTCTACACCGCTTGGTGGTGCTGGTTCTGTACCTGGCATCATATATGCAGGCATTATTCCTGCAACTTCAGTATTAGATGTAGCACCATAACGTTCAGTACCGGCTAATTGTTGACTACCAAAAACTAATTCTTTACTCATTAATAACTCCCTCGAGAAATGGTTAAACCACTAGGCTCCTTCAACCTAGTGGTACAACCGACTTGTTTAATTACGGTGCTGCTGGCCAGTCAATGCGACTCCATGTAAGCACCGAGCTTGCACCCTGCACCGTTAAGGTTCCACCAGACTTAATGCCACGAACAGTTATCGTGCCATCAGCCGAAGGTGAAATTATACCCTCAACAGTTGCAACGTTGTCAGTTGTGAATACCGAGTCACCTGGTGCTGCTGCTGGAAGGTCATATGCATTACCATACTCTGTTGCCATGGTTGAAGCTATCGACGTATAAGCCAAAACAGTTGGGGCTGCTGGTCCGCTGACGGAAAAAGCTGCTCCTTCTGTAACTGCGCTGGCATCATAAACAACCGTTGCTTTGAACTTGTATACTTCGTCTGCTTTGCCGTACCAGTTTAAACCTGTTACGTCGCCGTACGATGCACCAAGAGCTGTGTTGGTATCTCCAACAACTGTTCTTTCTACTATGAATTTATTTGTACTCATGATTATTACCTGTTCTCTCTAATCAATCATGTTGATTGAAATTGTTGTTTGTTTGTATTAATAGCCAGTGCTGGGAGTGCTACCCGAAGGATGGCAGCTTTTAAACTCCCAACACCAACTACATCTTTTATTTTAATTATGCGTTAGCTACTAAGTAACCTTGACGTGAACGGTTGCTGACAGTGAGTTCGCCGTAAGCCATGATTAAAGCATAACGTGCGTCAACACCAGCAACAGTACCATTTTGGAAATCAGTTGTATTGAACCAATGTCCATTCATGCCTGTCAACTTGAGGTACTTCGAGTTCAAGTAAAACATGTCTGTGTTTGCAGCAATTGCGAAGTCAAACACAACTGGTGTCTGCTTGAACATCAAGTTTGTGAAACCAGAGTTTGCCTTTTCGACATCCTGGTAACGAACTTGGCCAGTCAACAATGACTCGTACTTGCTGAACAATGGCTCGCTGGTGATGATAAGGTCTGGATTATCATTACCCTTAGAAGCATTGTTGTAAACTGCAGCCATATCAACAAGTGATAGAGTTGATGCAGAAGCATCTTGCGTTGGGTTCCACCAAGTGTTTGTCGATGCATCAATTCCACCAACAGTGTTGTTAGCAGTTTTGATAAGCGTGCCAAGACCATTGAAGTCTGTTGCTACAGCGTTAGAGCCAAACAACATGGTGTTCAATGAAGACTTGATAGACATTTCTGCCTGGCTAATCTTAGCATTGAGCAACTTGATGATTGCTTCGGTCCCACGGTTCTTAGCTTCTTCGATACCGCTAATTGCGATAGAAGCAGCCATCTGCTTCCACTGGAACTCAGCAGCTGAGATGCCATCTTGTGGGGTGAGGTCAATCGTGTCATAACCTGTGTACGAAGCGGCAGTGCCGTTAGCTGCGTACATAAGTGGTTCTACAATTGAGGTACCACCCTCTTCGGTCTGAACGCGACCTTTAGCGTTGAGGTGGTTCAAGAGCACTAGGTCCTTGAAGATGTTGTCAACCAGCGTTGGCTGATAGTTTTGCAACGTAGTTGACAGAATTGCATTAAAGCTCGGGTTTCCGGCCATGATATTTTACTCCTTTATGAGTATGTTAGTGTTTGGTTTAAAGACCATGAACTTTTTTAGCTTGTTCAAAGGCTTCGAATACTGTTTTAGGTGCAGCAAGTTTGGCAGATGATGTCTTTGCGGATGAAGCACCAGAAACAATACCAGCTTGTCTTTTAGAATCAAGTCTACTTTGCTCATCTGAAAGCTTTTTAGTAGCTTCAGAAGCTTTAGAGTAAACTTTATCAAAAGCGATTTGCTTAAATATTGCTTCTAAATCTGTTGCGCCTTTGGCTAATGCCGTAGCTACAACTTCATCTGCATCAAAATCATCACCGTATTTGCTTTGTAAAGAATCGATAGTTCTAGTTAACTCATCCATAGCTTTAGATTGCTCGAAAGCTGCAATGCGTTGCTCTAACTGTCGCATTTGCAACTCAGCTGGTTCTACCCACTCATCCGTTTCTGGTTGAGCTTGTACACCATACTGTTGCTGCAATAACTGCAAGGTTTGCGCTGGGTCACTCTGCAGGGCTTCCTGTAGTGCACTAGCGTATTGTACTTGCTTTCTTTGCTCACTGAGTTCTTGCGTCTTGCGGGTATAATCCGCTTGACGTTGGTACCCAGCTAAAGCCTCTTTAATTGGAACCGATACTTCTTCGCCATCTACTTGGAGTTTAACGTATTTATCGTTAACCTCTGTAAAGTCAAAAAAATCTAATTCTTCTTGCGGAGTTTGAGCTTGAGCTTCACCCGAATCTGTAGTTTGTCCATCTTCTAAAATGGATTCTACTTCTTCAGTACTGGCACTAGCATCATCATTAATAATATCATTACTCATTTATGGAGTCCTATCCTTCTAATGGGTTATTCCGGGTTATCTATATATACGTAACTTTCGTTACATAAACTTTATTGCGGTGGCAATCCTTGTTGTTGAGCCAATAGCAATTGTAAAATTTCAGGTGGCAAACTTTGTAAAGCAGCTGCTGGATTTGGTCCAACCTGTGGTGCAGGTCCTTGAATTGGTGCTCCTGCTATTAGACCTGGTGGCATTTGTGGTGGCATACCTTGCATCATTTCCGGTGGCATACCAGCCATTTCTGGTGGCATTGGTGGACCCTGAGGTTCTTGCGGTGGCATTTCCGGTGCAGGTGGAGGTGGTGGAGTTAAGAATGATTCTGCATTCTTTATACCAAAACCTACAGTTAAAACATAATTTGCTAGTTTAGACATGTCCACTAACCCAGCTTGAGCAAACGGTTGCATTGCACTTACAACTTGCAAAGCCATATCTCTACGGAAAGCTTCATTGCGTGGAGCTGTAGAACCAGCCTCAACACTAAAGTCAAACTCACCAGCTATATAATCTTTATCATATGTTAACCAAGCAGGTGTATTCTCTGAGCCAATTATTCTTACAGTCTGCTCACCAGTTAAGAACTGTTGACCTAGCATTATAAGATTAGCAGCACATTGAGCTATATAATTTTCAATGTTAACAAGCTTTTCAGATACTCTAGCATTACCGGCTTCAGCAATGATTGATGCTTCGCGGGCGGTACGAGTAGTCTCTGGAATAGAACCACGCTGGTATTCGGACACACCAGACACACGGTCAATATCATTTTCAATTAATGTTGACTGATTATAAAATTCTGGTGGGTTAATTAGAGCCGGCATAGGTGTGACTACATTAGCTAAGTTTTCATTGCCTTTAACAGGAACCATCACGTTATCTTCATCAGATGACATCATCTGTCTTCCGGCATCATCAAATGCTGACTCTAAGAATAGGTACTTACGTGAGTAACGTTTTCTGTGGTTCATCATCTGCGTACGGGTTTCGTTTAATTCCATTTGCAGTGGCTCAATTGCTTCTAGTTCACCCATTGGATAAAAGAAGTTAGGAATATTATAGTTACGCAACATCACAAAAGGATGACCAAAAGCATAAGGAATCTTAGTTGGCTTAACTAGGAATGAATCTCCGCCATCAGTAAAGATACACATTTCACCAGTGTCAATATTATAATATTCAAATACATCGCAGTATGAATCACTTCCATCCATCAATGTTGAAGAATAGTTTTGTACGTTACCAGTAGTATTATTATAATTATTATCAAAAGAAGATGCTGTTGCTTTTTGTCTTGCGGCATAGTTATAACGTTCATCAGCTTTAACATCTTTTAAAGGTCTGCGGATTCTTTGCGCAATCCAACG